GTTTTGTTTCGCGCCCTCGCGCTTCTCGCTGTCACACTGTAATTTTACAGTGGTACTGTATTCGACGACTGACAATTTTTGTCACCCCTTACGCTCGAAACATTTTTTATCAATGTCACAGTATTTATTTATGTTGGCGGCCGCGCCAATACGTGGTATTTGCCGAAAATGTCGAAATTCGTCTCGGTCCGTGAATTTGCCAAGATCTGCGGTTTTGCTCACCCGTCGTATGCGAGCCGCGCCAAATCTAACTTCCCAAACGCCGTCGACGAGCACGGCAAAATCGACATCGAGCACCCCGAGGCGATAGCGTTTGTCGAGCAACGGATTTTAGAGGGCGGATATGCCGACTATTTGCCCGGCGAAAAATTGACGGCGGGCAAAGCCGCCCAAACGCGGGCCATCAAATTGCGAGCCGCGCCGCCCGTGCAGCAAGATCCGATGTCGCTTATCCCGTCGGATATTCGGGACCATGCCGACAAAACGCTCCGTGAGCTCGCGGCGATGTTTGGCTCCGATGTCCGTTTTGTCGATTGGTTAAAGGCGCTCCGTGAGATCGAAATCGTCCACGAAAAGCGGCTCAAAAACGCACGACTCGAAAGTCAACTTGTATCCCGTGACCTTGTGAAACGAGGGGTTGTCGACGCTCTTGACGCGGCGTTTCGCCAAATGTTGACCGACGGCCCGCCGACTATTACGCGGCGCCTGTACGCCAAAGCAAAAGCAGGGCGGCCCGCAACCGATGGCGAAGAATTTGTCCGGGAACAAATCGGGACGTATCTCGAGGGCGTCAAAGACGCTTTAAAGCGGGGTTTGCGAGCCGCCGCCCGTGCGAAATGATATGATAAAGACTTCGGGCACAAACGTCGAGCTCGACCCGGCGCTCATCGGCGTCGAGTGGCTCGCCGGGTGCGTCGAAAAGTTGTGTGACCATATTGTTTACGAGTCGCCCTCGACGTTTTCGGAAAAATATCGGTATTTGGGCGCGAGCGTCTCGCCATTGCCCGGGCCGATGTCGTTTCGTATCAATCCTTATATGCGCGAGATCGTCGATTGTTTCGATATGCGGTCGCCGTTTCGCGAGGTCAATCTTAAAAAAGGCGTTCAAGTCACTTACACGACCGCCCTCGAGACCGTTTTATTTTACGTCGCGTTTTTCCGAAAAATCGTTTCGGCGATGTACGTCACGGCCGATAATGAACTGGCCGCGACTCGTATCGAAAACAATTTTATCCCCATGATTCAGGATTCGATTTTTCGATATAAAATCATGAGTCGCGACTTGTCGAGCACCCGGAAAACCGGGCAAACCAAAAAGCAGATACAATGGGAGGGCGGCGGATATTTGATTCCGGCCGGTGCGAAAAACCCCGCCAAAGCCCGTCAAATTGCTATTCTAGCGATGCTCATGGACGAGATCGACGGGTGGCCCGATACCATCGGCAAGGATGGCGACCCGGTCCAATTGTTTACCGACCGCGTTTCGTCGTTTTGGTCGTCGGGCGGTAAGATTTTGAGGGGGTCGACCCCGTTGATAAAGGGCTCGAGCAAAATCGAAAAGGAGTATTTGCGAGGCGACCAAAGGAAATACCTTGTTTGTTGTCGGCATTGCAACGCCTCACAGGAACTTAGATGGGATGGCCGCAACAAAGAGACCGAGCAAAAATACGGGTTCAATTGGGATCTCGACGACGGTCAATTGGTGCTCGACTCTGTCCGATATGAATGCCGCGAGTGCGGTCACGCCCATTACGAGCACGACAAAGAGGTTCTACTTGACCCCGACGAGGGCGCTCGATGGGAACCGACGGCGCGCCCTGTCGACCCGCTTGTACGCTCATACCATTTGCCCGCGTTTTATTCGCCCGTCGGGTTGCAACCGTGGTCGAAAAACGTTTCGCTTTATCTCGAGGCGTTTGACCCGGTCGAGCGGCGGGTCAAAGACGCAAACAAAATGCAAATTTTTTATAACAATGTTCTCGCCGAGCCGTGGGAAATACTCGGGGACAAAATCCGGTTCCGTTTCGTGTCGGGTCACAGGCGGGCCGTGTATCGCCTCGGCGAGATCCCTAATAAATGGGCGGTCGAGTACGCCGGGGGCCCCGTGCTTTTGCTCACGTGTACCGTCGACGTCCACAAAGAGTTCTTAGCCGTTGCGGTCTGGGGTTGGGCTCGCGACATGCGGTCGTTTTTGGTCGAATATCGCCACCTCGAGGCGGACAATTGCGAGGACGAGAGCTCGCCGGTATGGGAACAACTGCGCGAGATAATCGAAGAATACGAAATCACGGCCGACGACGGCAAGACGTATAGCGTGGCTTTGACGCTCATCGACGCCGGTTTCGCAAACGCGACGGTCACCTCGTTTGCGGCGCAATGGGCGAGCGGGGTTTTTCCGATTTTAGGGCGAGACCGTACCGCCCGGATGCAAAAAATACAGGAATTTCGGGAATTCAAAACACAAGCGGGATACACGGGTTTTAAAATTTTGGTCGACCATTACAAAGACCGAATGGCGCCGGTTTTGCGGCGTGATTGGAGTGAGGAAAGGGGCGAGCAAAAACCCTACCATTTCAACGCACCCATTGACATATCTGATAAGGCGTTAAAGGAGCTCACCAAAGAGGCGAAGCGCGAAAAAATTGACGAGCGAGGAAATCGGATTATGTATTGGTATCGCCCCGGAAACGCCCGAAACGAATTATGGGATCTGCTCGTTTATGGGCAGGCGTCCGTCGAAATTATCGCGTGGTCGATTTGCACCCAACAATTCGGGCTTGAAACGATTGATTGGTCGGATTTTTGGAATTATTTGGAACAAGGTCAATTTTTTTCTTGAATGTAATACCTTTTTCGCGATAGGACGGGAACAAGTGGAAAATTTTTGCAGGGTTGTAAATGGACGATACCTTTTTACAGGCTCGGATCGACAAATGCAAGGAGCTCATCGTTGCGATTGAGACGCTCATCGAGACACTTCTAACCGCCGACGACGGCGACCAAAAATCCTACACGTTGAATACCGGTCAATCCGTTTTGACCGTCACAAAACAGTCGATCCCCATGCTCGAGGATATGTTGACCAAAATGGAAAACCGTTGCGCGACGCTTTGCGCAAGGCGCAACGGCGCGACGACGAGGGTGACGCCCGGATGGTAGATTTTAACGCAATAGAGCCCCACCCCGTCGACCTCGATTTCGAGCCCGACACGCCCGCCGCCTCGACTGGTTACGTGCAACCCTATACAAACTATCGTGCTTGGGATGGCGAGAAATTCCCGACCGGTTTCGGGGCGACAAACGTTTTCCAAACGGACTACTGGCAATTACGCGAACGGTCGGCGCAACTATTCACCGAGAATTTATACGCTCGAGGTTTGATTCGGCGACTCGTGACCAACATTATTACGACCGGTTTGTCGCTCGAGGCGATGCCCGACGAGCGTATTTTGGGGATCCCGGCTGATTCGCTTAATGACTGGCAAGATCTTGTCGAGTCGAGGCACAATATCTGGTCGATAAATCCGCAAGCTTGTGATTTTTATGGTCGGTCGACGTATGCCGAGATCCAAAAAGAAATTTATCGCGAGGCGTTAATCGAGGGCGACGTTTTAATTGTCCTGCATATCGACCCCGTGACGGGGTACCCAAAAATACAGGTAATTAAGGGCTCACACGTCGCGACGCCCGTGGGCAATACGAACGAAAACGTCGAGTATGGCGTTGAAATTGACGAGAGCGGCCGTCACGTGGCTTTTCACGTCACGCAGGACGACGGGTCAAGTGTACGCGTGCCCGCCTTTGGGGCGCTATCAGGGCGCCGTGTAGCGTGGCTTTTTTACGGTACGGACCGACGGATCGGCGATGTCCGTGGTCAACCTGCCCTTTCGCTTTTGTTGCAATCCCTAAAAGAGCTCGACCGGTATCGAGACGCGGCGATCCGAAAAGCCGTGGTAAACAGCGTTATCGCGATGTTTATCAAAAAAGACGAGGAAAAAATGGGTACTTTGCCCGTCACGGGCGGCGCCGTCCGGCGTGGCGTGGCGGTCGACTCGAGCACCCAAGCGAGCTCACCGCGTCGATTTCGCATCGAGGAATACGTCCCTGGCGCCGTAATGGAGGAATTGCAAGTAGGCGAGACGCCCGTGCCGCATTCGACGGCAGGGACCGACGTCAATTTCGCGGCGTTCGAGTCGGCCATGCTCGCCGCGTTCGCTTGGGCAAATGAGATCCCGCCTGAAATATTGATTCTCGCTTTTACAAACAATTACAGCGCGAGCCAGGCGGCAATAAACGAGTTTAAAATTTATCAAAATACCGAGCGGGGCAGGGTCGGCGATGGCGTTTGCCAGCCGATACACGTCGAGCACTTTACCAGCGAAGTAATGCAAGGCAAAATTTCGGCCCCGGGCTTTTTGGAGTCGCGGACCGACCCGCGCAAATTCGACATTTTTGGCGCTTGGGTCGCGGGCGACTGGAGCGGGGCGATCAAACCGGCGACGGATACACTCAAACAAGCAAACGGATATTCGAAAATGGTGCGCGAGGCGTGGACGACAAACGAGCGCACGTCGCGTGAGATTACCGGTACGAAATTTCGCCGAAACGTCCAAAAACTAAAACGCGAAAACGAGCTTAAGGCCGAGGCGTTTAAACCGCTCGTCGACCTGCAAAGTCAATTGTCGGGGCTCGAGCAAACGATACAAGGGGCGACGGAATGACTACAACGCCGACGGCCGTACCGATACCGGCCGATACGTGGACAAAGGTTTTAACGGCCGTTCAGGACGGCATGGTGTGGGTTGGCGATACCGACCCCGTATATTTTCACCAAACGGTCGCCACGGGCGGCGCGGCTCCCTCGGGGCTCGACACGGCGGCGGTTTTACCGTTGCCCGGTTTGCCCGTTTCGTCGTCGTTTGTGTGTGACGTTTACGTTTATGCCGTGGGGCAGGCGGGAAAGGTTACGGTGTCCGCGCCATGAGCGCCGAATTTCAAAGTAACTATGGCATGGTAATCGGCGATCAATTGCCCGGGTCGCGCAATTCGGCGGCGTATTCGCCGAGCTCGAGCGCCGAGCGGACCGAGCGAACAAACCCCGATTTCGGTCACTGGCAACCCGATATCGTGTTCGATGAAACAAATATGACCGACGGCGTTTATGACATTTATGTTTCGATGGACACTTTCCGAAAGTTGTACTTACAGCTTGTTTTGGATGGCGGTTCGGGGACGGTCACGGTCGTTTTGGAGGCGACGGCGCAATTCACCGACGGCGACCCGAGCGCCCTTGATTATGATGACGTCGGGCTCGAGGTTTTCGGCTCGGCGACGTTTACCGCGTCGGATTTTTTGGGCGACAATTTGGAAAAATTGGCGGGCGCGACTTGGGTGCATATCGAAATAACCGCGTCGACGGGTGGGGCAAATGACGCTGACGCCCGAGTCGATACATATAGGCTTTACTAGTGGCCCGGTTTTCGGTCATATCGCCGGTCGAGTCAAACGGCGGGGTGCCTGTCAACGTACAAGATCAAACAACCCGTATTTTGGATCTCTATTTTCTCAAAGTCGACCCGGCGTCTTTTACGACACTATCGGCCGACGCGGCACCGAATGACCGAACCGTGACATTGACCTCGACGACCGGATTTGTGGACGGGTCTATGATAGGTTTATCGACGGCCACGGAACCGAAATTTTATTTCGGGATCCAATTGGGTGCCCCGGTCGGGAACGTAATCACACTTGATACGCCGCTCGACGACTATTATTTTACGGGAACAAACGCCTTTTCGACGTCATTTGGTCTCAATGTAAACGGCGACGTCACGCCCCAAATATTTCAGATCGGGCCGGTAGGGGCGAAGACGGGTTTGGAGGTCGATCTGACCCGTGTTATGGGATACATGGAGCACGCGTCGGCCATGGATGACAGCAAATTCGGGGGGCGTGCCGCGTTGACAAAAGGGATCGTTTTACGTCGAAAGTATAACGGCACCTATCAAAGTATATGGAACGCCAAAACGAACGGCGAAATGTCTTTGATTTGCGCGAGCGATTTTTTCTACACGTCAAAGGCCCCGGCCGGTTTCAACGGCGCCCGGTTTCGGAATACTTTCGGCGGTCAAGAGAAACATGGGGTTGTCGTCCGTTTGGCACCTACCGAAACACTAGAACTAGTTATTCAGGACGATCTAACGTCGTTTAACCGTTTTAATATGATGGCTCAAGGCCATTTTACACAGAATTAAAGGTGTGACCATGGCGGACAGGGAAATAATTGACGCGGCGTTCGAGGCGTTGACCGAGACCGAGCTCGAGACGGCCCGCGAGGCGTCCGAGGGCGCCTCGATCTCGAATCCGATACCGTTGACGCCCGAGCTCGTTCTCGCCGTTTTGGCGGCGTTGCGGGCCGGTCAAAAGGTGCCCGAAATCAAACGCTCGGTTTATGTCGAGGGTAGAAGGGGCGAAAAGTTAAAAATGACCCGCGCGCAAGTGCAAGAAATCGCCGACCGGCGAAGATATTACTATTTGCGCGCGAAAGGGGCCCTAGTCGAGTAAATGACGATTTATTGCGCCACAACGTCGAGCGGATTAGGTGACGGGTCGTCGTGGGATAACGCGATCGGCGGTATTGCGGCGGCGATTGCAGCGGCCACGACCGAAGAAATTTGGTGTAAAGAGGGCACCTATACCCTTTCGGCCGCTATAACTGCAAAAGACGGTTGCGATATGTTCGGCTCGTTTTCGGGCGCCCTTACCGGGACGGATGGCACCAAAGCGGGGCGTGATTTTGTAAACGATGTATCTGTGATCGACGGGGTCGCGACCTATCAACTCGTCGAGCTCGCGGATTCCGATTGGAGCGGATTTCGATTTTACAATGGTAATACGGCGGTTTCGTCGGTCCGAGGGTCCGGCGTCACGTGCGAGATCTCGGATTGCACTTTTGATAGTTGTGCAAACGCTAGTAATTACGGCGGCGCGTCAATGATACGCGATACGTCGACGGTCGCGTTTACTCGGTGTGTTTTTACGAATTGCTCGGCGGCTCGAGGCGGGGCCGTGGCGGTTCGCTATACGTCGCCGGTCACTTTTACGGATTGTATATTCGGAACCAGCGGAAACGGTAATAGCTCGACTATCGAGGCGGGCGCCGTGTACGTGAGCGACGCGGGCGAGGCGAATTTTGTCGATTGCGAGATCGCCTATAACTCGTCTCCGAGTGGCGGGGCCGTCAAGGTCGTCGAGACCGGGTCGACGGCCGAGCTCACGAGATGTAAATTGCATGATAATGAGGCCACGGTCGCCGACGGCGGCGCTATTGAGGCAAATGTCGGCGGCGTGACGGCGACGAATTGTCTTTTTTACGATAATGAGTCGGTTGACGAGGGCGGGGCCGTCAAAATCGGCGGCACGGGCGGCACGGGCGAGTTTTACAATTGTATTTTCGAGGGTAATACCGCCGCAAATTATGCGGTTCGGCAGGTTGCGGGCACCCTCACGCTCGTCAATTGTATTGTGTACGGCAATACCGGGGGCTCGGTTAGTAGTACGGGCGGCACGGTGTCGGTCACGTATTCCGACGTCGAGGGCGGTTTTACCGGCACGGGCAATATTAACAGCGACCCCCTTTTCGTCGGTACCGGCGACGACCCTTACGCTTTGCAGGCGACGAGCCCGTGCATTGACGCGGGCGACGGCGACGCGGCGCCGTCGACCGACTACCTCGGAGCGGCTCGTGTGGACGTCCCGACGGTCACAAATACCGGGACGGGGACGCCCGCCTATACCGATATCGGGGCGTACGAGTACACACCGGCGGCTCCGCCCTTGGACGTGGTATTGGTGCAAAATATGGGACGTACAGTCGACGCGCCCCCGGCGGAAGTCGCCCGGGGATGTAAATTCGCGGAAAATTTTCGGACCGCCGGTCAAGTTGTCCGGAATGGCGGGCAAGTATATGGGTCGGTACCGATAAAAGACGGCGCCGATTTCGACGGGGTCGCCGGTAGAGCAATATTATTCGACTCATATCAGGCATTCGACAAGTCGGCGACCTCGGTTTTTGCGGAGTTCACGCCGACTTTTTCGCCCGAGGATAATCTCACCTGTTATATGCTCGATTCGGAGTTTGCCGATCGGTCGATTTGGATTCTCGCGCTACACACGGGGCCGGATAATCTTCTCCAAATCGGAATCGGCGGATCTGGCGTTTTTTCGGTCTCGGCGAGCGTTTTTAGTCAATATTGGCGCAAGAACCAAAAAAACACTCTCGCTTTTTCGGGCGTCCCCGGCGCGAATAGGTGTTTCTTGAACGGCGTTTTGATTGCGACGGCATCGACCGCTTGGACCCAAAACACGTCAGATTATATCGTTGTCGGGGCGAGATATGACCGGACGTTTCAATTTCGGGGCGCCGTTCATAAGGTCAAGATTTTCGATGTCGCGTTGACCGACCAAGAACTCGTCGATATGCACAACGACACCACGTACAACTATCCCAACGAATGCAGCCTACACCTACCGATGGGTATGAGTGAGCACGACCCCGACAATCTCCGAACGCTCGACATTTCGGGCAACGACCGGCACGCCCAGTTCGGCGACGGCGTGACGAGCTCGACGTTTCCGACGAAAACGCGGCGGGTCGGGTATGATTACGACGGGGATGATTTTTTAAGATTTTTTGAGGGCGGGGCGGATCTTATCACGGGTGACGCTTATACGGTGTCTATTCAAGCTGTACCCGAATACGATCTCGGAACGGGAGGTCAGTATTATCTTTACGATTCTACGCCAAACAGATTCTTGGTTACTATACAAACAACCGGTGCGCTCTCGGTATATGCCGGAGGAACGTCGGTTTTAGGGGCGTCTCTTTCGGCAATGGCGGCATTTTGGAAAAAGGGGTCGGTATTAAATTTCGTCGTAGTTGGGCGCGCGTCGACGCCGTATCATGCCCTATACATGGACGGGCAGCTTATAGCCGAAAGTGCCACCGTGTGGACGATGGGGAGTTCTACTTGGTGGAATATAGGATCTAGATATTCGTCGCCGTATGCCGCGTGGCCCGGTCAAGTGAAATCTTTTCAAGTTTGGCCCAAAGCACTCACGCCGATCCAGATCCACGACCTACACCTCAAAACCCTCGGTACTGGAGGCCAAGTATGAGCGGAGTACATCCATACATTCAGGCACTCATCGATGCCGGCGATGTTGTCGTTTATTTCGACCCTCGCTCGGGCTCGTATCGGGATTGGTCTGGCAACGGAAACGACGTCATACCCACGGCCCCGACAAGGCTGGGACTGTTCGGGGCGAATTTGAATAATACGGGGCGCATGGGCATTGCGGGGGATGCTAGTTTGGATATTGGATCGGGCGCGTATTCGCTCGTTTACTATTTCCCAGACGGTTATGCATACAATACGAGTGGAACCAATTACGCTTGGGGCCAAGCAGTAGGCAATGGCGGAATTCACTTCTTACTTGGGAGTGTCAGTGCTGTTTTACAACAGCGGGGGGTTAATAGTGGGATAAATATCACGCCTATAGGGCGGCGGGCCGTGGCGTGCTCGTTGGAGCCTGGTCAATTACCATCTTTTTTTTACGACGGTGTTTTCGAAGGGCTCGGTGCTTCTATATTGACGGCTACTGATCCCGCGATTTTAAGTGTAACTATAGGAACACCTAGTTCTTACATCCGCCAAATCCCCACCCCGTTCGGCGCCGTGCTGGCAACATCCCGAGCCCTCACGGCTACCGAGCACGCCCTGGTCTATGACGCCCTCGAGCATACCACCTGGCCGCGTCTCACGTATTCCCACGCCCCGCCCAAGGGTTTAGATGTATGCGACGATCCGGGCATTATAGCGGCGTATAACATGCGGCCCGTGGGTGGCAAGGTATACGACCTGAGCGGCAACGGGAACGACGGGACTGTCAGACGGGCGGTGTACGAAAAGACACCTTTGGGTGACGCGTTGCGGTTTGACGGCACGAATGATGTTTCTCAAGTCTCGATTCCATACGATCCCTCGATGAATGTTACCGCTGGGTTGAGTGCGTCTTGTTGGGTTCGTACCACTGGACTATCTGGAACTTTGATCACTCGATGGCACACCACAGGGGACAACCTTTGTTGGGGCATGTATATCGCCGGAGGTGTTCTCCGTTTTGCGGCGAGCGGCGACGGGACCGTTAGCGATTTGGATACCGCAAATGATGGTACGTTGATCAATGACGGGCTTTTAAGGCATTTAGCAATTACGTATGATGTTCCCACAAAAACCGTTAGTTTCTTTATTGACGGCGAGTTCAGTTCGAGCGCAGCTCTTACACATTCGGGGCCGCTTTACCCTTCTAGCCAGGCTGAACTGTGGCTTGCCGATGAGCAAACCGGAAACCTCGGTGATAATTATGATGGGCCGATGACCGCCCCAATAATCCGCAATTACGCAATGACACCCGACGAAATCAAAGCAGAATACAACCGAGGCGCCGAGGCGCTTTTGTTCAAGACGGACTGGGGCGCTCGTGAGACCGCCGCCCCCGTGACGGCGGGGCTCGTCGGCGGGTCGCCCTGGGAAGCCATCAGCGGCTCGTTTGACGTGGTTACGGTCGATTACAAGGGCGAACCGCATAAGGCGCTGAAATGCATCTCGGCGGGCGTTTGCGCGATACCGACGAGCGCGTTTCGGGTCGGGCCGACCCAAGCGGCGCGGGGCGGTTTCAAGTGGATTATGTCAAAGGCCGCCCTAGGCAATACCGCCCCAAATATCGCGTTTATAGGTAATCAAAAATCGGCCTTTACTGATTCGACGTTTAACGGTTACAGCTATCAATTCGCCCCAAATGAGAGTGTAAGAGTCGGTCTTTATACGAACGGCGTTATCTCTTACGCCGGTATCACTGTAGCGGATGCAGTATTGGTCGACACGTTTTATGAGTGCGCCGTTGATGTCACGGCGGGTGGGGATTTTTACTCATATCTAAACGGGGAGCTGGTCGATTTAACGGGTGGTTCGGGAACGAATCCTTTCAATAATACCGCGGTTACGGAGTCCAAATTTGCCTTAGCCTCATTTGGCGCGGGCGATATGATTCTACTTGGCAACCGAAACGGCGAAAACGGATTTCAAAAACTGTTAGGGGTTCCAAAATGACCGATCTGTTTGAATATCAATGGGCGATGACCGAAACCGCCCTGCAAAGCCTATTTGACGCGGCCGTGATGCCCCGGCAGGCCGACCGGATGCCGGACGCCTTAAAGGCGTACGTGACCGACGGCGTCGGTATTCTGCGCATACAAGGCCCGATCGTGCCAAATAAAACATATGGCGAGTTTTACGGGCTCACGAGCGTCGAGCGACTTTCAGAAGAGCTCGAGGCGTTGCAGGCGAGCGACGAGGTCGGCCGAATTTTGCTTTTCGTCGACTCGCCCGGGGGCGCCGTGCCGGGCGTTTCCGAATTTGCGGATCAAGTCAAACGCTCTAAAAAGCCCGTTGACGCCTTTGTATTCGGCTCGGCGACGAGCGCGGCGTATTGGGCGATTAGTGGCGCTAAACGGGTATACGCGGCGGACACGGCAGTGCTCGGCGGTCTCGGCGTGATATGGGCGGCTCGCAAACCGGCCGACGATAGTCGCGAGGCGATTTTCGTGTCGAGCCAAACGCCTCAAAAAACCGACCTCGTCTCGGATAGTGGCCGAGCGTCAATGCAAAAGGCGGTCGACTCGGTCGCTCAAGTATTCCTCGAGGCAGTGGCAAGGAATCGAGGTGTGACTTTAGAACAGGTCAACGCCGATTTTGGGCAGGGCGGTATTTTAGCGGCGGCCGACGCCGTTTCGGCAGGGATGGCCGACGAGATCATAACTTTCGAGGCTTTGTGTGGGAAGCTTCGCAAAAAAGCGGCACGCCCGACCTCGGGCGGGTCATATTTCGGCGCGGCGGATACCGCGTCAAAGGAGCGCAACACAATGGATATTAAACTTTTGCAGGCCGAGCACCCCGAGGTGTTTGAGGCGGCGGTTTCCATCGGTGTCAAGCGCGAGCGTGAGCGCGTGGACGCTCATTTGACGCTCGCCGATGCATCGGGCGACATGGAAAGCGCCATCAGGGCAATCAAAGAGGGCGGCGAGATGAACGCCTCGGTTATGGCACATCATCAAGCCGTGGCCATTAAAGCGGCGCAACAAAACGCCCGCGTCGCGGACAATCCCCAAACCGGCGACGTACCGACGGGCGGTCAATCGACCGATCAAGGCGACCCGATGGCCGACCGCGTGGCCGACTATCTGGCGGCTCGTTTTGGCGCTGAAATGGACGACGAAAGTGAGGTTGTTTTTCATGACTAACCTAGTAATCACAAACAACGACCTCGGAAGCGTCGTGCTTAAGCAGGGCGAGTTCAAAGACGAGCTATTGACTTTTGCAGGCGCGGCGACCGTCGTCGAGGGCACCATTTTGGCGCGTGACTCCGTTTCGCTCAAACTTGTCCCGTTTGTCAAAGGCGGGTCGACAAACGAAAATGGGATCCCCAAATGCATTATTACGTATGACGTGACCGCGACAGGCGCGGGCGACGAGCCCGTGCGGATCATGAATGGCGGGGTTGTACGTTTCGAGCGTTTGGTTATCGACGCCGATGGCGACAATTCGAACGTTGACGCGGCAGTAATGGACCAAATGCGAGATTATGCGCAAATCACCGTCGACGTGCGACAAGTGTCTTATCAGGACAATCAGTAAAGGAGCGACAACATGAGTACTGAAAAAACTAAAAAGATGCTCAAGGCGTACGCTCAAAGCGCGCCGCCTTCTCTTTTCCTGTCTGGCATGTTCCAAAGCCCGCCGGAAAATTTCCACAATTCCGAATCGGTCGAGATCGACATTATGCGAGACGACGAGGATGTCGCGATCGCGATTGACGATCTTTCGACCGGTTATCGGTATAGCGCCGACGAGGTGTTTACCAATAAAGAGTTTACGCCCCCCATTTTTAAAGAGGCGTTTGCGATCAACGCATACGACCTTTTAAAACGGTCCGTCGGGCGCGACCCGTTCGCCGACGAAGAATTTCAGACCAAAGCATCTTTTCGCGCAATGCGCGGATTTCGCAAACGTCAGTCGATGATTTTGCGGTCGATGGAGTGGCAAGCTTCACAGGTATTGACAGCGGGTACATGTACTCTCGTCGATTCGGACGGAAACGCCAAATTTGCCATTGACTACAAACCTAAAGCGACTCATTTCCCGACCGCAACGGTCGGCTGGGATGGCGTGAGCCCGACAATCATCGAGGATTTGCGATCGCTTTGCGAGGTGGTTCGAAACGACGGTCTCGGCGACCCTCGTCGGTCCATTTGGAACGATCAAGCGTTCGAGGCGGCGATGAACGATTCGGATTTTCGCGAGCGGCTCAATACTCGGTACGTCCAATTGGGCGACATCGGATCTTTCCGAGATATGGGCGCGGGCGGTATTTTCCGGGGCGTTTTGCAAGTCGGGTCGTATGAGCTCGAGATATGGACCTACAAAGGGCGCTTTAAGCACCCGCAAACCGGGACCAAAACGCTGTTTGTTCCAAAGGGCAAGGTTATCATAATGACCCCGGGCGCACGCCTCGACGCCACTTTCGGCGCCGTGCCGCGTTTCGTGCCCCCGGATGCTCGAGTGCTTCGGTATCTGCCGAGTCGTATCTCGAACCGTCGCAACCGAACCGACATGTTTGTCAACGCCTGGCTCACGCCGGACGGCGAAACGCTCATGGGCGGGGTCGGTTCACGGCCGCTCATGATTCCGACGGCGATCGACACTTTTGGGTGCCTTGACGCAAACTTGAGCTAATTTTTGAGATACTCGGCGGGGTGGCCCCCGCAGACCGCCCCGCCGAGTTCTCTTTTTTGGAGTGTAAAAAATGTCAAAAAAGTACGTGGTAGCACCGAAAAAAGCGATCACCTCGAAACGTGGTATTTTGGGCGAGGGCGAGGTCGTATCCGAGAAAGATTTCGGATGCCCGATTAAAGACCTTGTCGAAAATGGCTTTGTTGTCGAAAAGGGTACTTATGAAACCGTACGCGAGACGCTCAAAGACGACTCCCTGCCCGCCGTGTCCGAGGTCGTAAAAGACGACAAAAAAGACGACAAAAAAGACGACAAGTCGCCCGTGGTCGTCAAGGTAAAGAAAAAATAAATGGGTATCCGGGAACGAGCCGAGGCCGATGCACGGCGGATATTGAACAACAAAACCTCGGGTAAGGGTCTCGACATAACCGTCACGGACCCTACCGGGGCGAGTCATTCGTTTGTCGGATGGCAAAACGATATCGCCGAGCTCATCGACCCCGATACACAAGATTATGTGTCGGGTCGTCTCGTGAACGTTTCCTTGGCCATAACCGATTTAGTTACGGCCGGTTTAGAGATACCCGAGGGCGAGCCCGACCCGAATAAACGCCCGTGGGTCGTCGAGTATACCGACCTTTGGGGCACGCCTTTAAAGTATGCGGTCGCTCGGTCCGTGCCCGACCGTGGGCTCGGCATTGTGGTTTTGTATTTGGAGGTGTACGCGTGACCATTGCGGCGCTCATCGACAAATATGATAATTACGAGCTCGTGAGAAACGAAATCGCCGCCATTTTGCTCGCCGAGACCTCGAGTCAACAAGCCCTCGCAACGGCAGAAGGTAAAGATCCGACTCTTTGGGCGTTTGACGTATATCTTGAGCGGTTCAACCCGTGGGAAAGATACATAAATGACCGCACCGAAAAAACGCCGATCGTAAACGTTTGGTATGACTCCGACACGACCGACCTCGGCGCGTCCGAGCTCATCTCACGGCAAAAGCACGACGGTATTTTCCATATTGACTGTTATGGGCGAGGGATTTCGCGGAGTGACGGCGGGGCGGGGCACGTCCCCGGCGACCGTGACGCCGTGCTCGAGGCGCAACGGGTGACGCGGCTCGTCCGGAATATCATTATGTCGTCGACCTACACATATTTAAATATGCAGGGGGTCGTTTGGCGTCGGTACGTGCAAAACCGAATGATATTTCAACCGAGCGATAACCAAAGACCGGTTCAACAAGTTATGGCGGGGCGTTTGACGCTTGCCGTCGAATATAATGAAACATCGCCGCAATACGAGGGCGATACCCTCGAATTGATTTCGGCCGAGGTATCACGCGCCGACGACGGAAAAGTTTATTTCACAGCTGAGTACGACGTCACGTAAAGGAAAGGTTTTTAAAATGGCACTATCAACCGCCGTTGACCCGAGCGTAGTCGCGCGGGTGCTCGGCATTGAAACAAAATATGAGCAATTTGGCCCGGCCGGTACGGCGTTTTTACCGCAACGCGTCGCGGTTATTGCTCAAGGCAACGACGCCGAGACCTATTCGACGACCAAACGAACCGTTTTTTCGTCCAAAGAGGTCGGCGACGTCGAAGGATATGGCTCGCCCGCTCATTTGATTGTCGATCAATTGCTACCCGTCAACGGCGACGGCGTGGCTCCGATACCGATCGACCTTTACCCGTTGCCAAACGAGGCGGGCGGGGCGGCGGCAGCGGGCGACATTACGCCCGTTTTGGGTACCGTCGTCGACGCCGAGTATCAGGTCAAAATTGGTGAAATCGCCTCGGCCGCGTTTACCGTGACAACGACCGACACGGTCGCGACAATTGTCACAAAAATGACCGCCGCCGTTAACGGCGTTTTAAAAATGCCGATGGTCGCGACGGACAGCACGACCGTGCTCGATTTGGATTGCAAATGGAAGGGCGTCACGGGCAACGATTTGGTTATCGAGGTCGACGGGCCGACTACCTCGGGCGTAACGTGGACAATTACGCAGCCCACGGGTGGGCTCGTAAACCCGACCGTCGACGCGGCGCTTGCCCAAATCGGCAATATTTGGGAAACGATTATCGTGAACGGTCTCGACATCGCCGACAGTACGGCCCTGAACACGTATCAGGCGACCGGTGCGGCTCGATGGGGCGCCCTAGTGCGTAAACCGTTTGTCGTGTTCACGGGCACGACCGAGGCCACGGCGGCCACGGCGTACGCCATTTCGGACGCACGGTCGACCGACCTCGTCAATGTTTTTTGTCCCGAGCCCGGGTCGAATGACATCCCGTTTCTCGTCGCCGCTCGAACGGCCGCGCGTGCCGCGAAGCAGGCGAACGTCAACCCACCGGTCGATTACGGCGGGCTCAAATTAACCGGGCTTACGCCCGGCGCCGACGGCGATCAATGGAATTTCTCGGCGCGTGACGCCGCCGTCAAGGCGGGGCATTCGACCGTCGAGGTTATCGACGGCGTGACCGAAATCGCCGACCTCGTCACGTGTTACCATCCGAGCGGCGAAGAGCCCCCGGCGTATCGGTATGTTGTCGACATCCAAAAATTGATGACGACGATTTACAATTTCGATAATACGTTCGGAGCCGCCGAGTGGAAATCGGCTCCGCTCGTCCCGGACGCCGAGCCCACCCGCAATCCCGCCGCGCGAAAACCTAAAGACGCGGTCACGGCGGCGGCGAATATCGTGACAAATTTGGCGCTCGACGCCGTGCTCGTGAGGGCGGCGGATACGATCCCGCTCATACGGGCCGAGATCGACCCATCAAACCCAAAACGGTTAAATTTGTATGTCCCGGTTTATCTATCGGGCAACACGAACGTAAAGAGCGTCACGATTGCTTTTGCGTTCAATTTTGGAGGTTAAGCGATGTCAACCGGTGGACCAATTGAATCAATAAGCTACGCCGGGCGGACGTTTGCCGTCGCGGCCGACGCCGATGTGAACATGAAAATCGGCGGTTTACAGGGCGACACGGAAATGAATGGCGACCAAACCGGCCGAAAGTTGATAAGTGTCGTAAAGTGGGAAGTCACAAACGTCGCCCTCGACATCGACATTGACAATGGCGACCTCGAGTTTTTGTCCGAGCGCGCGAAACAAAAAACGTTTGACGATTTTTCGATCACGTTTGCGAGCGGCACGGTATTCTCGGGTCAAGGGTCGGTCGCGGGCGAATTGCCGTACGCGTCGGCGAATACGACCGCGAGCGTGTCGTTTAGCGGCCCGGGTCAACTCAAAAAACAAGGGTAAAACCTCGGGGGTTGTGACTTTTGCGCCGCGCGGGAAACCCCCGCCCCTTGCCCCACGCCGAGGGGGCGCGGCGCACCTTTTCAAAAGGAGCGTGGGATTATGGAATATAAAATCGACAGGGAAACGGCCGAGCGTGACTTTGACCGCATGGTCGCCGCAATGCGGATTATGATGAAAGCATACGGCGACGAAAACGAGCAACGGGATAAAGCGGCCGATCGCGAGCTCTTAATCGACCAAATCATGCTCGGAAATGCGACCGTCGACGACGACGGGTTTTTGACGTATTTGACCGGCGACGGCGAGCAAATCAAGTTTAAAAAGCCCAAAGGCGACGCGACGCTCGCGATTGACCGGGTAAAGGAAACCAAAAAAGTCGCTCAAGGGTACGCCATTTTGGGCGAGTTGACCGGTCGGGCGCCCGTGACGTTTGCGAAAATGGACCAATACGACGTCAAAGTTTGCGCGGCGGTTATGACCCTTTTTTTAGTGTAGCGAGCGGCCCGACGCTCGTTAGGAACGGAAATGACGTGGTACCATGGGGATACAATGGGTATCAGATACACGCCGAAATGATATTTCAGATCCTAACCGATTTTCATTTGGGCGAGTCGTGGCGGGATATGACTTGGGATGAAATAGAACAATTTTATGACGCCTTGCGGCCCGGGCTCCGCAAGGCGACGTCGAAAGGCGGCATAAATGGCGCGTAAATTGGCTATATCCGCGATAATAAAGGCGGTCGACCGAGTATCGAAGCCCATGCGCAAGGCGCAAAAAGCCGTCAGCCGCGCCACAAAACGTATGAGGCGCGCATTTTCGACCCTTAACCGGGTGACAAACAAAGTCGTTGGCGGGCTTTGGGGGATCGGCAAGGCGGCGCTAAAGGTAGCGGCGGTAGGGTTTGGAGCCCTCGCCGCAGGGGTCGCCCTCGTCGTCAAGGAATACTCAAAAGTCGAGAATGCCGAGGCGGCGTTTACGCCACTTATGGGCGGCGCCGAAAATGCGAAAAAAATGGTTGACGAGTTGAACAAAACCGCCGCGTCGACGCCGTTTCAATTCGATACCCTTCAAAAAAGCGCGCAACAATTGGCGCCAGTAATGGACAAGGACATCGGGCGAACCATTAAAACCATGCGAATGCTCGGCGACACGGCGGGAGGAAACGCCCAAAAACTCGACTCGATTACAAGGGGTTTTACAAAGGCGTCGCTCAAGGGCAAAGTCGACCTCGAGTCGCTTAATATGATTGCCGAGGCGGGCGTACCCATTTTCCAAGAGCTCGCCTCGACTCTCGGGACGACGGTCGGCCCGAAATTTTTCAAAAACATATCGGCCGGGAAAGTCAAGGTCGCCGACCTCGAAAAAACGTTCGAGAATATGACATCCGAGGGCGGTGTGTTTTTTAAGGGTATGGAAATCGCCTCGAAAACGACGAGCGGAATTTTTTCGACGTTGAAAGACAACGTAGCCCTCACGGCTGCGTCGCTCGGCGAGACGCTCGCCCCGACCATCAAAGAGATAATGACCTCGCTTATCGGAGTCGCCGCAAAAGCCCGGGCATGGATGGACGCAAACAAAGAGCTCATAAAAGAGCGCGTCGCGGCGTTTGTGGATAAAATGCGAAAAGCGATCGCCGGACTCGTAAAGACCGTTAAAGATTTTATTATCAAAAAAGACGGGATAAACAAGGTTATTGACGCTTTTAAGGCGGTCGGCTCGGCAATCGCGTTTTTAGTCGAGCATGGCAAAACAATCGGGATTATTATCGGGATTATCGTCGGTTTCGTAGCCGTTGCGAAAATCCTAATCGGCGTTTTAACGCTTGTCAACCTCGTAATGGCGGCGAATCCGGTCGTTTTGATTGTCGTCGCGGTTATCGCTTTAATCGCGCTTATTGTGGCTTTGGTCGTCAAATTCAAACTTGTGCAAAAAGCGATCAAAGCGTTCGGGGTCGCCGCTGATTGGGTCAAAGAGAAATGGGCGGCTTTTAAGGAGTGGATCGGCGAGGTCGTCGACGGAGCAAAAGAAAAATGGGAAACGTTCGCGACGACGGTCCGCGAAATATTCTCGGGTATTTGGGAAACGGTCAAGGAATACGTCGGCAAGATAAAGGGTTTTGTCGGCGGCATATTTGACGGATTAAAGGCGCTCATCGGGGCAGGCGACGACGTCAAGGCAAAGGTCGAGGTCGACAAGCGCCTCGAGCTCGTCTCGGGCGGGGCTCAAGGCGACGGTCGCCCTCGCGGTGAGGTGGCGCTTGTGACGCCGTCCGAGCGCGTTTCACGTGAGTTTAGCGAGTCGCAACAAACGACGACAAACCAAACGGAAATCACGATCCGAGACGAAACAAACCGGACCGAGGTCACGAAAGGCAAGCTCGGCGGCGGAATATCGCTCGAGCGAACGGGGTCGTTTTAATGGCGGACTGGACCGACAGGATTAGAGAGGCGGCATACACGTCGCCATCGGGGCGGCGGCTCACGTTCAAGTATGAGGATGTTTCATACCGTCGCGCGATCAAAGCCACGGCGTACGATTTCACCGATGTCGACGGGGCATACATTCAAACGCGGGGTTTTTCGGGTCGTCAATTCCCGTTGCGGTGCTTTTTTTCAGGCCCGAATTATGACAAAGAGGCGGCAGGATTCGAAGCAATCGTTTTCGAGCGTGGTTTCGGTACCCTCGAGCACCCCATTTACGGCGTCCACAATGTCGCCCCCTTTGGCGAGGTGGCCCGCCGCGACGACCTGAAAACGGCCGCAAACCAAACCGTGTTAGAAATAACTTTTTTCGAGTCGATAAAGAGTCTTTATCCGTCGACCGATCTCGATTATGGCGATAGCGTGCTCGGCGCCGTTGACGCCTTTAATGAGGCGAACGCGATACAGTTAGAGCGTAACGCCGACTTGGGCACGTTTACAAAGCGCGCCACGTTCAAGGATTCCATCTTGCGCGGCGTCGGAAACGTTGAAAAAGGGCTCAAGGCGATCGCCGACGTCACGGCCGACACCCAAGCCCAATTTGATTCCGTCAACGACTCGATAAACCGTGGAATCGACGTACTATTGCGCGACCCTTTGATACTAGCCAGGCAAGTGCAAACGCTCATCCAAACGCCTGCCCGGTCGCTCGCCTCGATTCGGTCCCGTTTGAGCGGGTACGCGGACCTATTGAGCGATATTTTCGGTCGAGCCGATTCGATTTCGTCCGGCCCCGAAGACAATAACCGATTTTTCGGGCGTGACCTTTTCGCCTCGACGCTCGTGACGGGCCAAGTATTGTCGGCGGTAAACAATCAATTCGAGACGCGCCTCGGCGCCATCGGAGCGGCGGCCGAGGTCAATGCGCAACTTGACGCGCTTGTCGCGTGGCGAGATGAAAATTTCGATTATATCGGGGCCGTCGACGAGGGCGAGTCGATACAAGCCCTTACCGAATCCGTTTCGCTCGTGACTGGATATTTAATCGAGATAAGCTTTACGCTCAAGGTCGAGCGGTCCATTACACTCGACCGCCCTCGAACGCTCGTCGATTTACTCGCCGAGCTATTTGGTGCCGACTACGAAACGCAAATCGACCCATTTATCAAAGCGAACGAATTGACAAACATGGAAATTTTGGAATTGCCGAGGGGGCGGCGCCTTGCGTACTATTTATAAAACGGTCCCGGGCGACACTTTCGACCGTATCGCTCGCAAGGTTTACGGCGACGATACTCGAGCGGCCGAATTGCGTCGGGCAAATCCGGGTATCACGGAACCGATACAGGTCGGGATCTCGCTCAATACGCCCGCCGCCAAAGGTGCCCCAAAAGACCGTACCAGTACAGGCGCGGCAAACGACCCCGACGAGCTCGCCCTGGCCATTGACGGGCAACGGTTCCGGTTTTGGTCGTCGATTCAAATTCAAAAGTCAATCGACAAAATATCGACCATTTCGTTTTCGGCCCCGTTCGAGCCCGAAAACAAGGATTTACGAAACACGTTTCGCCCTATGACTTTCAAGCCGTTACTAGTGACCGTGGGCGGTGAGCCCTTTTTTCGCGGCACACAAGTAAACGTTCAAACGCAAGGGGGCGCGAGCGCCGTGGCGGTCGAGGTATCAGGCTACGGGGTGCCCGGGGTGCTCAATGATTGCACGGCGCCTCAAAACGCGTTTCCGGTCGAGTTAAAAGACCTCGACTTGCGGCAAATCGCCGACCGCGTCGCGGGCATGTACGGGGTAATTGTGACTTTTGAGGGCGACCCCGGGGCGAAATTCAAAAAAACCAAAATCAAGCCCGATCAAAAGCTTTTACCTTTTCTTGTCCCGCTCGCGCAACAAAGGGGTTTTGTCGTCGCGGACAATACCGAGGGCGAGCTCGTATTTTGGAAATCGACCAAAACGGGTCGACCCGTTGCGAATTTGAGGCAGGGCGAGCCGCCCCATATCGTTGTCACGCCGCAATATGCGCCGCAAAGCTTTTACAGTGATATTACGGCGATTAAAAACCCTAAAATCGGTTTTCGGGGTCAATGGTACACCGATAAAAATCCAAAGCTCCGAAACGTTTTAAGGGCGCTTAATTTCGTCGCCGAAAACGCCGGGAAAGTCGACCCATTAACGGCCGCTAAATCGAAAACGGGCCGTATGTTCGGGGCGGTCGCGAGCTATACATTAACGGTTGCTACGTGGCGAGATCCAAAGGGTAACCTTTGGGCGCCGAATACGACGATTAGGGTCCGCTACCCTGACAAAATGATTTACACAGATTACGAATTTTTGATCCGCGACGTAACTTTCAACGCCACGCCCGCCGCTTTGAGCGCCGAGCTCGCCCTGGTTATGCCCGGGGCGTTTAGTGGCGAGGTTCCGGGGGCGCTACCATGGGACGATTAGGCGAAATCACTCGGATCGAACGAACCGACATCGACGGTGACAAAATCGCCCTTTTGACGGTCGATTTCGGCGGCGGCGATGTCATAACCGCCCCTTATATCCCGCAACCTCAAGACGACGGTTTACCTATAGAGGGTGACACGGCGCTCGTCGTCGAGCTCGAGGGCGACCCGGGCGAGTATATGGCGCTCGCCGTGCTCGACGTTACGTTCGATGGCGTTGCGGGTAAAGGCGAGCGGGTCATTCGGTCTCGCGACGGCGATGGCGCGACAATCGCGACCGTTTGGCTCAAAGCCGACGGGACGGTCAAAATCGACAACGACTCGGGATATATCGAGCTCAAAGCCGACGGTCAAGCCAACATAAACGGCCGTTTCACGGTAGATCCGTAATGGTCAAACCGATTGCAAACGCAAATTTGACGCTCGCCCACGGGTCGACGTCGCCTATATCGGGCGGGGCGTTTGTGATTTTGCCGGTACCGGCCCCAAGCGCGTTTGTTAAAGCCGACGGGGTCGGGATCTACTCAAAGGAAATCAAATATACGTTTTCAGGCGGGTCCGCCTCGGGCTTTGCCTCGGGGTCGGTCGCAACGACCACACCACAAACGATTACCGCCACGGCGGTCAAGTGTAAAGAATCGGGCGACCCGGTCATGCGGCTTGACGATTACAATACTATGACCGCTCAAGGCACCCTCACGGGGGGCGGCACGGGCTCGGTATTGGGTAAAGTTGAAATTTCCGACGCCGGGCAGGACTACGCGAAAGGCGATTAAATGGCGGATTATGGCGATAATAAACGACAAGAAGGCGACGTGTTTTTGTATCAAACCGTCGACGGCGGTGACATTAACGTCACAAGCGGGATCGCCCAAATGACCGTCGGTTTTGAGACAATGGCATATTTGTCGCTTTTTGGCGGCAATGCCGACGACCCCGGGCTTGACGATACCCGCCTGCAATGGTGGGGCAATTTCGACGAAACCGACGCGGCGTTTCAATACCGAAGCCAAACGCAATATTTATTGAGGTCAATCCCGGCGACGTCGGCCAATTTAATACGCGTACAGGACGCCGTAACGGCCGACCTGTCGCGTGATTTTATCGCCACGGGTATCGCCGGGGCCGTAAACGTCGAGGTGTCTATCCCGCGACTGAACGCCGTACAAATTGACATCCGAATCGAGGCCGATGGCGAAATTTCAGAATTTACATTTTTCGAAAATTGGAGGGCGGCGATATGACGGTCGACCTAAAAACTCAACAAGAGCTCTATGACCAAATAATCGGCAATTTTCAAACGTCGCTTGGGCAATCAATCCCGCTTTTACCAAAGGCGTTTATCCGGGTGCTCGCCAAAGCCCTCGCCGCCCTTTTCGTTTTGCTTTATAAATACGGCGGGTCTATGTGGCTTCAAATATGGCCCGGTACCGCCGCGAATCAATACTTTGAAATTTTCGGCGACGAATACAACCCCCTCGTACGATGGGGTGAGACTACAAAGGCAGGCACGCCGACAGCGGCCGTCGCGGCCGAGTATACGGGTACCGTGGTCGTCAATACCATCGACGCCCTCGAGACGATACCGAGCGGAACGGCGCTTTTAAGCACGTCAAACGGCGTGACTTACACAAGCGTCGGCGACATCGCCCTCGACGCAAACCCGAAAACGATCGCGTTTAGGGCGAGCGGCGACGAACAGGGCGGCAATGGGTCGGGCATTATAGGCAACCTTGATGTAAGTGAGACCGTAACCTTTGTCTCGCCCCACCCAAACGTTGACGCCGACGTCACTATAACCGCCCGGACCGTCGACGGGGCCGACGCCGAAACGACCGAAGAGTACCGTCAACGGGTGCTCGACGGATTTCAAAAGCGTGTACAGGGCGGCGCGTACGCCGATTATGAGGTGTGGGCCGAGGCGTCGGCGAACGTAATAAACGCGTATCCTTACACGGGCGACCCCGGCCAGGTCGATGTTTATTGCGAGGTTGACAATCAAACGGACGGGATACCGTCGGCGGCGCAATTGATACAAATCAAAGCCGACATCGAGGTCGACGTTTCCGGGCTCGCAACGCAACGCAACGCGAACGCATACGTCAACGCCCTGCCCATCACACGAACGGCGTACACGGTCGAGGTAAACGGTTTGAGCGCCGATCTTGGCATCATTGACGACCTAAAAGACGACGTCGACGAAACCGTCGAAAACCATTTTTTATCACTCGAACCGTACATACCCGGGATTTCGGTCGGTACCCGCAACGATATTGTTGCAAATACCACGGTCGCGGGGCTCGTTTCAGATGTCGTCCGGTCATATGGGGCGGTTTTCTCGAGCGTGACTATCAAAAAGGGCGGCGATGTCGTCGACGTCGAAAACCTCGGGATCGGTGAAAAAGCAAAAACGACTGTGAGCTACCCATGAGCGCAAATTTTTTAAGGATTTTTCAGCATTTACTGCCACGGTCCGAGGCGTGGAAAATCACAATTGAGAAAACGCTGCGAGACTTTTTCGAGGGGTTGACCGTTTTCCCTGGGAGTATCAAGGCGTTTTTCGATGAAAATTGGCTCGAGTTGTGGACCGATACTATGTCGAGCCAGGCTTTGACTCTTTGGGAACAAACGCATGGGCTTTATCCGCCGTGGGCGGGTATCGGCACGGCGGGGCGTAAATTGCGAGTTGACGCCGCTTGGGGCGCCCTCGGCGGTCAAGATCCTACATATCTCCAAACGGTTATACAAGAGCACGGTTTCAACGACATTTATATTCATCAATGGTGGGAGCCGGGTAGCGACCCCCCGGTCGCTCGCAACCCAACTGCCGTCCTAATCGGGACCGGCGTCGAGTGCGGCGAACCGGGCGTCGAGTGCGGTGAGGGGTACGAATGCGGTGACTTTTTGACGGTCGCGTCGAATACCGGGTGGCTTGTTAATAAATTGACCCGAATCGGTCGCGACTATGAGTATCTATGCGGCGAGGCGGGTGTCGAGTGCGGTGAGCCGGGCGTCGAGTGCGGCGAATTTGACGGGTATGAAAATGTCGCATACGAGTGGCCGATACCGGACGACCCCGACGTTTGGCCGTATTTTCTTTATTTTGGCGACTCTACGTTCGGCGACTCGGTCCAAATACGCGAAGAGCGCCGGGACGAGTTTGAAACGCTGTTATTAAAATACTGCCCGACGGAACAATGGATCGGGTATTTTGTAGAATGGACCGGCGAGCCGCCGAGCTAATAAAGGAGCGACAAAAATGGCACGTCAATTAGCGGTTGATTTTCCGACAAAAACGAACGGACCGAGCGCCGATTATCCGGCAGGGTCATTCCGAAACGTCACGGCCCCGAGTGACGGCACGGGTACGCCGTGGGACGCGTTGATTATGAATGATCTCGCGGGATGGCAACAAGAGCTATTGAGTAAAGCCCAAATCACAGAATCGGGCGTAAATGAGAAAGTTGGGGCGTCTCAATATTTCGAGGCAATGCGTAAAACGAGCGGATACCCCGGATTGATTCAAATCGCCGCTTTGTTCAACACGACCCCGTCGTCGGTCGGGCTCCGTTTGCTGAAATTGGATGGCGCGGGCGTGCTCGTCGCAAACTATAGCGAGCTCACAAACGCCTCATGGGTCGGCGTAATAGATAACGCAACCGCCGACGGATTCTATCGGGCCGATGACGCGGCGGGGACGTCGCGTAATACCTCGGGCGCGTATCTCATTTTGCCCGATATGGCGGGGCAATTTGTTCGAGGGCGTGACACGACGGGGGCCGTCGACCCCGATGGCGCCACCCGGGCTGCTTGTGAGGTTCAAAATTGGGCGCTATATCGACACGCTCATTCGCTCTCGTCGGGTGGTAACGCCGTCGAGATCGGGCAGTATACCGTTACCTCGACGGGTACCGACTCGCTCGCCCAAAACGACGCGAGTGGAACCGACATATTTGCGCAAGCCCTTTACGAATACGACATGTTGTCGGGCCTACCGGCAACAAAATACAGTGACGACGAGACGCGACCGACAAACGTCAATTTCGATTTTTACGTATGGTACTAAACGCGCCAAAAACAAAACGGTATCGGCTCGTTGACGGCGGGCTCATATTTTGGAAGCACGACCGTTTACAGTACGACCCCGAGGGCACCCGTGCCGCCGCCGAGGCAGCCGTCGACCGTTCGGGGGTGCAAGGGGCCGTCGTCGAGCTCGAGCGGCTCACTTTGCCGCTCGAGGGCTCCGACGAACGATACCTCGCCCCCGGCGTGACCATGAGCGAATATCATAAGGCGCTTGTGACGTACCGAGACGCCCGAAACCGATTCGACCGAGCCGTCGCCGAGTACGGCGCCGAGCACCCCGTATTTTTCGAACCGAGATATTTGGAGGAAATTGTCAAATAATGGACGACTTGCGTGATACGACTCAAATTCGAATTATTCGGAGCGAGGCGCGACACGCGATACTGGGGGAAAAACGGGATATTCTCGACGCCGTCGACCGTTTAGGGGTTCGCTTAACCGCCGAAATCCGTGAACATTTCGCAACCAAAACCGACCTAACAAACTGGAAATTGGAAATGCATGATCATATTGAAAAACGGACCCAAAAGATCATTGACGAGCACGTGCGACGAGATCATCGCCCTTCGCTCGTACCGGGCGGCCCGTACGAGCCCCGGCCACGAATGACACGGGGGCAAAAAGCGGGCGTTTGGGGTGGCGCGGGTGGCGCCATTTTGGCCATCGTTTACGCCATTGTTGAGTTTTTGGCTAAAAGGTAACCGAATCATAAAGCCCGGCCGAAATCCAAACCGGCGTTTCGTCGTCAAAAGGGTAGTGTACGGGCAGGGTATATTTGCATTTCCGTAACTCGCCTTTGACCCGCGCCTCAAAAGTCACAACAATTTGGATCATCCCGCTCATTGACATCGGCCCGAGCGACATTACGAGCTGGACGACCTCGAGTCGCTTTTTTAACCGTGCCTCGACCTCGCGCCTCAACATTTTGATTTGTTTCGTTTTGTCTTTTTTCATTTGCTTGACTCCAATCTTTCGATGAGGGCCAGGCGCCCGCCCGGCCCCAATAGTCGCAACCGCTCCGAAAGGTCAAACACGTCGACGCCCTCGGTCGAGGGGTGCCCGCCGATGTCGGTCGACATAAAAGCGACCAACATTTGCGACACCGGTTTGCCTCGCAGATACCGCCGCAAATATTCCTGTTCGGCCGGTGTGAATTTTTGCTCGACGCTCAAATGCGACCGCAACAAAATTTTGTACCGCTCAAATACGTCGTTTATTCGGCCCGACTTACTCGGCCAATTTTGGAGATCAAGCAAAACCTCGTCTTTTAGGTAAAATGTCGCCCGTTTCGGCATAGTTCGCCCTCCTTTTCGCCAATTATTACGCGACTGTATTACCCGAGTCAATACGCGGGTACGTAATACGTTATTGACAAAGGTAATACAAAATGTAATACTAATCGTTAATATTGCCCAAATGGGCGTAAACAAAGGGGAAAAACGATGAAAATTGCGATTTTGGTACTTTTGGCGGCGTTTTTGACGGGTTGTGACGAATACCGGGACGACCTCGGCGACACGGACGCGGGGGCGCAACCCGATCCCGACAACTATTACAACCCGTGCGCACGAACGTGTCGGAGTCTCGACCCGCTCGTTTGTTTCTACCCGCAAGGCAACGAGTGCGGGTATTACGGCCGGTGCGACGGGGCGGGCGGGTGCCGCGAAAGTGAGGGCAAATGAAAATCACACTACAAAGCAAATTTCACGGCACCGAAACGTTTGTTCGAGCTCGGCGAGACTCAAATTGTGACGCCGAATTTCAAATTTCGGATCGGCAATGGGTCGACGCGTGGCGGCGATTATGCGGCATGAAAGATTGTTGTTGTCCGATTAAGGCGCCCGGGTACGTCGTCGATTTTGAGACCGGCGGGGTCCGGTTCATAGAGGAAGAATATTTTTGGAGCGCGTATTAATGCGCGGGATACTCAAACGCCGCCGCGTGGTCGTCAAAAGCGCGAACCACCCGGCGCAAATGACACTTTCGGCCGAGCGTATCGGTGAGGCGCGCTACCTCGTCACGTGGGGGCAATTGTCACGCTCTAAACTAAAGCTTTGCGGCTCGTACGCCTGCCCATGCGACGGGGCGCTTATATGGCCGTCCGGGTGGCGTATCGTCGACCGGCCGACGCCCCGAGAGCTCGTCTTTGAGGTCGACGAATTTAAGCTTGTGAACCACCTCGACGAGTATCAAGGCGTCAAACGGTTTGCCACGTTCGCCCATGCCGTGAGCGACCTCGAGGTCGCACGGCGCGAGCTCCGCATATATGACATGCATCATATCGTCGATTTACGAATTGTCCACGCCCGGGCCGTTTGGGATGGCTCGAAATGGACCGACACGCCCGGCCCGGGCGCCGACTTGACCGTAAAGCAAACCGAATCCGAGGGAACCGTATACGGTCGGGACGATTGACACCATTGACACCCGCCCCCCTATTTGGTAGCATGTTTCGTCTTTCACGATCCATCATAATTATGTTTCGGGCGCCGTCATTCAGCCGACGGCGTTCGCCATTTAATCTTTCCTAAATCGGTGCCCTCGCCACCCGCCCGAGGCCACGATCGGCCATTCGGACGCCCACGGCGGCGCCTGCCCCATGATACCCTCAAGCTCGTCGACGCCGAACGTCCCGACCTCGGTCTCACAAACGATTTCGTCGTGTACGTGCAACACGACCGGGACACCCGCCGCGTCGAGCAAATAAAGGGCGTACGCGAGGCGGTCACGACATGCCGCCTGGACGATATTTTCGACCAATTTACCGCCCCACGTTTCGAGCCGGACCCAACCGATCGCGCCCTTTGTCGAGTCGGTATTATGCCCCATATATGTGATTTTATAGGCGGGTAAACGCGCCAATTTATGTTCACAGGGGTCAAGGCGGGGCTCATGGTACGCCAAACGTCGGCCCGATGGCAGTCTACAGTAAAGCACGTCGTCGAAAACGCCGTATTGTATACCTCGGTACCCGTAAACCTTTCCGGGGCTTAAAATGGCCATTATGGCCGCGCCCTCGATACCGTATAGCTCGGCGTCGAATTGCCACGAGTCGCCCCGTTGACGGTATTGACCGCCCCAAAATTCGACAATAGCGGGCGACTCGGCGCGCCATTTTAGGATCGCCTCTTTAATATCTTTTTCGTCGTCGAAATACTCGTCGGCCCCGAAATGTTGCCACGCGCCCACCCACCCTTGATAACCGCTCGCGAGCTCGGCGACCTTCCCGATCCGTTTTCGTAATGGATGATGGTCACCGGTTCGCGCCTTATGCTCGATAAATTCCTCAAACGGCACGCCTGATATTTTGGCGGCGCTCATTTCGTAAATTTTACGATGTGTCCGGAATACCTCGAGCCGCCATTGCTCGCCCGCCAATTGCGCGAGCCCGACCGCCTCAATTGCACTATAATCCGAGCAAACAAGCTCACGCCCCGGGCCCGCAACGAATAAACCGCGAAGGCACCCGCCGACGACATCCAAAGCCGACCCATAAACCGCCTCGACGGTATCGAGGTCGCGGGTGCCGATTACCGCGAGCGCCGACTCGACCGCGTCGCTATCCCATTTTGCGACCGTCGCCGGGCCACGACTCCGCATATTTTGTAATTGGGCGATTTGCGACGTCCACCTTTGCGTGCGCGTCGCGCCTGCAAAAACAAACATGCCCCGCAAACGCCCGTCACTCGACACGGCCCGCTCGATGGCGCCCAATTTTTTGACCGCCGCGCTATTCAAGGCGACACGGATCTCGAGCACGCGACGGCAAAGAGGTGGCAAATTTGGATTCTCGAGCATATCGACGATCGTGTCTTTTTGCATGTTCGGCATGGTAAAACCGTGCCCGGCGAGCCAATTTCCGATTTTTTGTAGCTCATTATGACTCTGTACGGCGCCGTTTGTGATCCCCTGCAATTCGGCCGTATATCTAAACTCGACTTGTTTTAAAATTTCGGAGCAATTGCGGACCCCCTCGAGGTCAATCGCAACGCCCCGATTGTTTATTTTTTGGTCGACCAAAAATAGCTTTTCTTCAAACGGCGACAAATCCGGTATTTGTCGGCTATCCGCCATTTCAGACGTCACGTCGGTCAAACAATAGGCGTACATTAACGGGCCGTCGTCGACGTCGGTCGCGGGCTCAATGCGCAAACGAGGGTCGTTTTTGGTCGGTTTGCGCGGGATCGAAAATTTATTAATAAGTCGTGTACCGTCTTTGTCTTTTTGTATCGCCGAGCCGATGGCTTTACCCATGAGCGCCCTCGACCCGGGCAGACCCCATGAACGGGCTTTGGCGGCGACGTCGCGCAATTGCTCAAGGGGCAACGGTGGCCACCCCAATTTTTTTACGCCCGGGCCATTCCAGATAACAAATTCGAATTGTGAATTTGTCGCCTCGAGTAAACCGCCCCCGGCGACATAATCGAAAAGGTCACGCGGGGGCGGGCCCGAGGGCGTCCACAATTGCGGACCCCGGCCGTCGAGCAAATCGTATGCGAGGCACAATATTTCAGTCGACGGGTGCTCGGCGTACGCGTGAGCCCCGACGAGCCCGATGGCCGGTTTTTGCCCTTTGACGACTTTTTCCCATTTCGCGCCGGTCCATTTATATCCGGCTTCGGAATAGGTCTCAAAGTCGATTGTCGCGAGGTTATCAGGCACGGGGCAAGGTATCAATGGCGGCGTCCGACCATCCGGCCCGCTGCAATTGCTCGCGCGTGTAGTCTTTGCCTTGGTAGGTCAAGAGCTCGGGTTTGTCGGGGGGCGGCGCGGGCACGTCCATAAACCCCGTGCTTTGCTCTATCCCGCCTTGTGCCTCGGGCAATGGGAAGCCGCCTGCCGCCTGTACGCCCCCGGGCGGCTTTGGCGTGTCGCCGAGCGGGGCGCTATTAGCGACCGGGGCGCTCGTGAGCCCGTTCGGCAAAACAGCGGGCGCCGAGCCAAACGCCGCCCGGGCGTCCGGGCCGGTGTGAATTTCCTCGCCGTAACCAAAAAACTCGACGAGATTATAATTGATATACACGCCGGGGTTTGCCGTCGAATCGTTCGGTTTTACGTTTCCGAGCACCCGGACGAAATACCCGCGTTTTACGGCCGACGGGTCGACAATTTTCGACTCGCCGCCTTTACTGTAAACGCGGGGCGCGTTTTGCCCCGTGAAATAAAACACGTAATTTCCAGGGTATCCCGGACGCTCGCAAGGTTTTATTCCGTTTTGATTCGGGCGAGTCGAGTCGCCGTCGGTAAATTTCCAGGAAAATTGGTGCTCGTCGGGCGTGCCGTTCGCAAAAAGTCGAGGGTGCCCCTTTTGAGCCGCTTGTGTGATTTTTGCGATGAGCTCGCCGAGCCCGGGGTCGGTTTTCGATATGGCCACACCAAACGAAAACTGTTGTGTCGGTTGACCTGCGTTCGGGCCGGATTTTACTACTAGGGGGTTGCCCTGAAAATCCGTTTTCCGTGCCTCGAATAGAGATCCCGCCACTAAACGGCCGACCGGGGTCAAAATTTCAAAAAAATCATCATTTATCATTTTTTACACTCCAAACGCTTTGCGCGCCTCTGTTAGATTGTCGTGTTTCAATTTTTTACGGCCCGGTTTTCGCTCCGCAAGTGTCTCGACGACCTCGGCAGGGATACCCGCCTCGATTGCCTGCAATGGCGTTATTGGGGTCGTTTTTGTTACTCGAGTGTCGTACGCCTCGCCGATGGCGACGAGCTCGTCGAGCCCGACTAACCAAGAAAGGTTACCTCGAGACCGCTCGACCGTCCATTGCGCGACATCGGCGTGCCCGGCATTAATGAGCGACTCAACCTCGGTTTGTAAAGCCGTGAGGCGGTACGTGAATTGATCTTTCGCCGCCTCAAATAATTCGAGCTCGCGGCCCGCTTGGGCGGGCGTCAAGTCGCGCGGCATTATGGTGCCGATATACTCGAGCGCGCCGTATGCTGCCCGCGCTTGTGCCTCGCAATACAGCCGAGCCGAACAGTATCGGCAATGGGCGCCGGTTCGGGCGGTCGGGCTCGGCCCGAATGCATTTTCGGCAGCGCCACGCATTTCGACGGCCATTTGCTCGATTCTGGCGGGGTCCGTGTACCAAACTTTTTCGGGCTCATGGTCAAATGATAGGGGTTGCATAATAACTAAAATCACACGATCTATGGGGTCGGCGGTTGTGCTCAAAATGGCGCTCGCGTATGCCGCCAATTGCCTATTCTCGAACGCCTCGACCGGACGACGGCCCGTTTTAAAATCCCAAACCCAAAGATCGCGCCCGCCCCGTATTGTCCAAAAATCGACAAACCCAAAACAATCGGGATGTATTTCGACGCATTTTACGAGATCTTCTATATTTTTCTCGCCACCGGTCGCGTTTACGATCCGCAAAACGCTTTTGACGTATGGCACGCAAAGGTCAAAAATTTCGTCCGTGACTTTTACGCCCTCGAGCGTATACCGGTCGACATATTTGGCCCGCATACCGTCGTCGCATTTCCCGTGATAAATGAGGTCGGCGGCGAGTTTATGAGCGCAAAGCCCGACACGTGCCGATTCATGCGGCGTGCCCGGATATAGGTGACGCATGATAATCGAGGCGGGGCACCCGTACGGGGCCCCCCACGTACCCGCGTCGCTCGGTTTTGGGCGTGCCGATTTAGGCATTTTCAGTCACGTATTTGACGGCGTCGGGTATCAATTCCGGTTTTGTTGCCAGTATTGCGATCGACGTCAAACCGAGCCCCCGCGCGAGGTCATTCATTTTTTCGATCGTGTCGTACCCGGCGCCTTTGACGAGCGTCATAAAATCTTTAAATGTCATCAGCTCGACGGGTTTGTCCGGCGCGGGCGGCGGGGGCGGCGCAAGATCGGCCCCTTTCAACTCCGCTTCGACTTGACCGACGAGGGCTTTATCGACATTTCGTTTCATTCGCCATTCGCCGTTCGCCTTTTTAACTTTTGTTCGGGCGTGTATCCGGGGGTCAAATGGTATCCCACGAGCGTCGACCTCGGCACCGGCGTCGGGCTCTACCGGGGGCGCCGGGACGACCTCGGCGTCGGCGTCGGGCTCTACTGGGGGCGCCGGGACGACCTCGGCGGTGGGCTCGACCGGGGGCGCCGGGACGACCTCGGCGGCGGCTTTGCGTGTAATTGTTAAATGTTTGCCCTGCAATTTTTGGGCGATTTCCGTCAATTCGTCGAGCGTCTCGACGCGAAAAGCGAGGGTAATTTCCATGTTTGTTACTCCGTGAAAAATTGTGTTGACGAGGTAATCATTAGGCGCTATTGGGTGGGGTGTCAACAAAAAAATAATGCAATGCAATGGAATTAAGAGAGTATCAAAAAGGGGTCGAAAAACGTATTAGGGCGGCGTGGTCGCAAGGGGCAAGGAACGTGCTCGCGGTTATGCCGACCGGGGCGGGAAAAACCGTCCTATTCGCGAAAATCGCCGCCGAACAGACCGGCCCCGTTTGTTGCATTGCCCACCGTCAAGAGCTCGTCGGGCAAATGTCACTCGCCCTCGGCCGGTTCGGCGTGCCCCATCGGGTGATCGGCCCAGTCAATGTCGTAAAATTCGTCGTACGCCTCCATATGGCCGAGCTCGGTCGGTCCTATTACGACCCCGGGGCGCCCGTGGCCGTGGCGGGCGTCGACACAATACGAGCCCGCCGAGACGCCCTCGGCAGGTGGCTCGCGGGCGTCCGTCTTTGGATTATGGACGAGTCGCACCATATCCTTTTAAAAAACAAATGGGGCGCCGCCGTGGCACTTATGCCGAACGCTCGCGGGCTCGGCGTGACCGCGACCCCGGTTCGAGCCGACGGTCACGGGTTGGGCGGTCACGCCGACGGAGTATTCGACACGCTCGTAAACGGCCCCGAGCTCGGTGAATTGATTCTCGAGGGGTGGCTCACGCCCTATAAAGTGATTTGCCCCGGCCCGGGGGTCGACGTTAAGGGCGTCGAGCTCGGCGCGACGGGCGATTTTAAAAAGCCACAATTAAAAGCGGCGCTCGAGCGTCAACCTATCGTTGGAAGTATCGTCGACGAGTACCTAAAACACGCCCGGGGCCGGTTAGGTGTGACTTTCTGCGTCGACGTCGACGAGGCGTCAAAAGTGGCCCGAGAATTTTGCGCGCGCGGCGTGCCCGCCGAGGTCGTGAGCCACAAAACGCCCGATGCAATACGGTTCGAGACGATCCAACGATTTCGACGCCGCGAAATATTACAATTGGTCAACGTCGACCTTTTCGGCGAGGGGTTTGATCTGCCCGCCCTCGAGGTCGTTTCGTTTGCCCGGCCGACCGAATCGTTCGCCCTTTACATGCAACAATTCGGGCGGGCGTTGCGCACCATGCTCGACCCCGTCGCCCCCCAAAGCACCCGCGCCGAGCGGCTCGACAGTATCTCGCGGAGCCGTAAACCGATGGCACTAATCATTGACCATGTACACAATGTCGTGCGCCATTTGCCGCCCGATAAGGTGCATGTTTGGTCGCTCGACCGTCGAGACCGTCGGGGGCGGTTAACGGCAAAGGATGACATCCCCTTGCGGATCTGTTTAGAATGTACCCAACCCTATGAACGGATTTTTACAGTCTGCCCCTATTGCGGGGCGGTGCCCGTCCCGGCCGAACGGACGGCGCCCGAATACGTCGACGGCGACCTCGTCGAGCTCGACCCGGCCACGCTCGCGCAATTGCGGGGCGAGGCGTCCGAGGTATGGAAAGACAAAGAGACCGTTCGGGACGAGCTCACGCGGCGATACGTGCCTCACGTGGGCGTTTTGGCGGGGGTTAAGCGGCACGTTAAGCGACAAGCCGCCCATGACGCTTTGCGCCGCTGTATGGCGTATTGGGGTGGCTCCGTGTCGGGGCGAGGATATAGCGACCGCGAGGCGCAACGCCTTTTTTATTTCCGATTCGGGGTTGATGTTCTCACCGCTCAAACACTCAAAACCCGTGACGCGTACGAGCTCGCCGAGCGCGTCGCTTTGGAGTTGTGACCATGGATTTGTATAAATGGGCGACAAAATGGGGGGTTCGAATCGAGGCGGTTCACGACCTAATGAGAATTTTCGGGGCGAGCTATACCGAACCGACGAGCCACGGGCACCGCCCCGAATCCATCGTACAAAAGGCGGTCCGCCTCGAAATGGCCCGGTCGGGTGGCGTGTTTTGGCGAAACAATAGCGGCGGGGCGTTTGACGAGCACGGAAATTTTTTCAGATATGGGCTTTGCAACGATACAGCTGAGCTAAACAAAATCTATAAAAGCGCCGACCTCGTCGGGTTGCGACCCATCAAAATCACAGCTGAACACGTCGGGCAAATTATAGGGCGTTTCGTCGCTCGTGAATGCAAGCCCGAGGGGTGGCGCTATACGGGCACGCCACGCGAGCGGGCCCAGCTCAATTGGCTCCGTTTGGTCGCCGCAAAAGGCGGCGACGCGGCGTTTGCCGATAGTGAGGGATCGCTATGAAATTAATCGACGACGAGTTTATCAAGGCGATGGCCGACGTAATGCGCGAAGGCGCGGACCGGCCCGGGCGGGTGCTCAATGGGTGGCGAGATCTCGAATGGACGGTCGAAACGGAAAAACTGTATTACGCGAAATTAATCGGACACGCCGCCCAAGCCATGCGACCCTGTGACCTTAACCACCTCGCGGCGGCGGCGTGCAACGCATTGATCATTTGGTACCATCGACGAATCAAAGAAGGGTAAAATATGTTGAGACTCCCCCCGGATATTAGAGCGGCGCAATTGGCGACCATCGCCGTTGAAATCGCCGCCCAAAAGGATTACAGGCTCGTACGCTTTGGCGACATCGCCCGCCTCGCGGGTTGCGGGCGTTCGCTCGTACAACACTATTTCGTCAATCAAGAAACACTAAGGGCGGCGATTATGGCCAAAGCCGTCGAGGATAAAAAATGGAGAGTTATCGCGCAAGGTATCGTCGCGGGCGATAGTATCGCCCTTTCGGCGCCCGAGTATATCCGCAAACGAGCTCTAAAAGAGGCGGGTCGTGGAAATTAAATTTCTTGAGACCGACGGCCCGAAACGGTTCGAATGGATCGAGCCCGTCGCGGGGGCGTACGCTCGCCAAAGGGCTCGACTCAACGCCGAATTTAATTTCCTATTACCGCCCTATAAAGTGATCCGGGGGTTCGGGCCGATCGACGACCTTCGGGTTTTGTTGCGGACCGTGGGCGTATTTATCAAATTTCGAGATAGCTCATGGTTTAGTTTTACCTTCTGGCCCGGATTCGTGACGGATTTGGCGAGCGTGCCTCGAGGTTTTCGGGGGGTCGTTGATAATGACGAATTTCGGCTTTTGTCGGCCGTACTTTGCCATGATTTTTTATTTTCGACCCACGCTCTACCGTTCGGATACACAAACGACCTATTCCATCAAATGGCGCTCGATGCCGGGTATAACCGGTTTCGGGCATGGGTCGCGAAAACCGCCGTGTCGTCGTATTGGGGGCGCAAGGCATGGCGGGCAAACAAAATCAAACGGCAGCAATGGACGCTAAAAACGGCAATGCTGCAATTGCCCCGGCCGATACATATCGACGGTCGGGTTTATTCATCGACGGAGTGAAAGACAAATGAAACGGACAACAGAAACATGTGAAAACTGCGACTTTCTACAAAAGAGCGCCGAGCAAATCACGCGAACGCTCGAAAACGAGGAAACAACCTATCGCGTCGACGTTTGTCGACTTATGCCGTCGTCAAAGCCTATTGATTATCCCGAAAGTCATTGGTGCGGGTATCATAGCCAATTAAACAAAGCGACCCCCGTAAAAATCGTAGAAGGATGAAAGACAATGTCATTGCAGTTAATCGAAAACGAAATCACAAAATTGCTTGTTAAACAACAAAAGATCAATGAAGACCTCGAGGAATTAAGCGATATAAAAGGGTATTACGACTTGATTACTTGGATCGACGAGTCGACCCAAGCTATGAGCGGCGAATCGTGGTCGGTACGGATCAAAATACAGGATACTGGGTCAAATGACGCCTATTACATTGACCTTTCGTACCTTGACGCCGCCGAAATAGTCAAAGCCCTTTCATCAAAAGCGATAGAAGTGGCGGAGCGCCGACGAAACGGGGGCGACGTATGAGCAATTTCATAAAAAAGTACCACGATCTTTTACAAGACGCCGACCGAAACCGGGCGGTTTTGGGCGACCTTATGACGGTCGAGAAATGGGTTAAAACAAAGTCACGCGGGCGGTTTCGCGTGACGCTCGAGGGCGCCGAGCGCGATATGTGGGCGCGCCTCGGTACGTTTGAGGTCGATTCCGAAAAAGCGGGCGCCGAATTGCGCCACCTCGTCGAAAAATTGTTAATGCTTGCCCGTGCGGATTTTTATAAAATATCCGAATTTTTCGACGCCTTAGATCCCGACGGGGGCGAGGCATGATCACACTTAAGCTAGAATACCCAAACGTAAAAGGCCCGGCGGTGCGACGATTACAAGAAATTGGTGATTTTCTTGGATTCGATACCGGGCCAAATGATGGAATATACGGGTCACAAACAGACCGTATGGTGCGACGTTTACAGCAGTATCTTGGTATTAGTCAAGACGGAATTGTCGGCCCCGAAACGTGGGGCGCCATCGACATTTGTATAGGTGAGCTCGCCGACAAGTGGATTCCGATGCATACCCGGGGCGGTCTTATCGACACAAGCGGCACGCATGATTTACCAAAAAACTACGCATACGATCGCAAATGGTCACAGATTAAGGGCGTAACCTTGCATCAAACGGGCTGTATTATGCCGTATAGCGCGAGGGGTTGGGATCGGGTAAACGCCCATTACGGCGTCACGCAAAGCGGCAAGGCGATACTAATAAACGAGCCCGAGCGCATGATATGGCACGCCCAAGGGTTGAGCCGCACGACTATCGGTATCGAATTTGAGGGTAATTTTTGCGGCGTCGAGGGCGACCTCGGCACGCTATGGGCTCGAGGCGGCGGTCCGCACCATTTGAGCGACCGGATGCTCGAGGCGTCCGACCTCGTATTTACCGATATTATGACCCGTTTTAAAGAGGCAAAAACCCGATGGGATGTCGTCCACGCCCATCGCCAAAGCAGCCGCAACCGTCGAGGCGACCCCGGTTCGGAAATATGGCGTCGCGTCGCGGTACCATGGATGAAACGCCTTGACGCGACGAGCGGGCGCCCTCGTTTCTCGGTGGGCACGGGGCGAGGTATCCCGAGCTCATGGTGTGAATTTCAAGGCAAGGGCGCCTATTAATGCCCGCCGTGACAATTTCGTGCCTCGCCCGGGGCGTGCTCACGTCGAGCACGGTCGCGGCCGAAACATTTGCGGATCTATCCGAGGTGATTATTTTTGAAATGGACGCCCTCGGCGACATCCCGCCCGGCACACTGATAACAATTCACGCGTTGACGCCATACGTGCCCGCAATTATCGGCACCCGTCAACGCCTTTCCCGAGCTCTCAAAACCCAAACGATCGACCAACTATTCGAGGCGTAAAAATGGAGTCAATCCCAAAAGCGTTTAATGCTCTATTGGATTATCCGCAGTTTTTGATCTATAAAATTGCACCCCGTAAAAACGGAAAAATCGACAAAATTCCGTTCAATTGGCAAACCATGCGCGCGGCAAGCGCCCACGACCCCGCCATTTGGCTCGATGGCGCGACGGCGTGTCAGGTTGCAACCGGATTCGGTGAGGGGTGGGGCGTCGGTTTCACTTTTACCGAGCGCGACCCGTTTTTCTTTGTCGACATTGATAATTGCGCCCATGCAGGCGATTGGAGCCCGATCGCAAAGGAGCTCATGAGCACGTTTGCAGGCGCCGCCCTCGAGGTAAGTGTGTCGGGGCGGGGGTTGCATATCATAGCGCGCGGCGAGGCGCCACCCGGGCACCCATGCAAGGCAAAAGCGGGCTTTGACATATACAGCCAAGGGCGTTTTGTGGCGTTGACCGGCGCGCAAGCGATGGGCGACGCGGGGGCCGAACATACCGGCGCCCTTTGCAGGGTACTCGGCGAGTATATGGCCGAGGGCGTCAAAGTGTCGCGCAACGAATGGACCGACGCGCCCGTCGAGACCTATACAGGCCCGAGCGACGACGGCGCCCTCGTACGCCTGGCCATGAGTAAGGGCGGCGGGGCGGCGGCGGCGTTTGGCGGCAAGGCGACTTTCGCCGACCTTTGGAGCGGCACGCCCGAGCCGCTCGGTCGGTCATACCCGGACGACCACGGTCGGCCATGGGATGAAAGTCGGGCCGACGCGGCGCTCGCGTCACATTTAGCGTTTTGGACGGGTAAAAATTGTGAGCGAATTGAGCGATTAATGAGAGAATCGGCGCTTGCCCGCGACAAATGGGATACCCGCCCCGACTATCTACAGGACACCATCTTAAAAGCCGTGAAATTACAGTCTAAAGTATTTGACGTAAAGCCGACGGTAAAAATGAGCGAACGCGGTGAAACGTTTCGGATCGCCGCCGAACGCGTTGACGGGTTACAATTTATGGCGCTCGACCAACAAATCGAACATTTCGCCGGGTGCTATTATCTGAGCAATTGCCATCGAGTATTGATCCCAAATGGGGCAATGCTCAAACCCGAGCAATTTAAGGCCCTTTACGGCGGGTATCTGTTCGCCATGGATACCATCGCCGACAAAACGACAAAAAACGCGTTCGAAGCGTTTACCGAGTCGAGGGCGATCCGATTCCCAAAAGTCACGGGGGTCAAATTCCGACCCCTCGAGACGCCCGGGGCGGCGTTTGTGGACGGGTCTGAAATTTACATCAATAACTATTACCCGGCGCCGGGCAAGCGCGTGTCGGGCGACGTGGGGCCGTTTCTCGAGCACGTCGCGAAATTGTTACCGGACGAACGCGACCGGGAAATACTGTTGTCGTATTTGGCCGCGTGTGTGCAAAAGGCAGGGGAAAAATTCCAGTGGTGCCCCGTCGTACAGGGCGTCGACGGCAACGGTAAAACCGTCCTATATCAAATACTCGAGTACGCACTAAACGAAAAGTATTGTTTTCAACTCAACGCGACCGACGTCGCGAATAAATTCAATTCATGGATTGAAGGTAAATTGTTGATTTGCGTCGAAGAGATACGCGTTAAAGGGCGATCCGAGCTCGCCGACGCCCTTAAACCGCTCATCACAAACCGACGGGTCGCCATTCAGGCGAAAGGCGTCGACCAAGAGACCGGGGACAATTGCGCAAATTTTTTAATGTTTAGCAATTACAAAGACGCCGTGGTCAAGGCCCGCAACGACCGGCGCTATTGTTGTTTGTTCACAGCACAACAAGAAGTCGACGACCTCGCCCGCGACGGCATGGGGGGCCGGTATTTCGCAAAACTGTATAAATGGCTAAACGGGGGCGGATATGCCGCCGTTTGTGACTATTTAGCGACCCGGTCCATCGACGTCGACGTGCGCGGGCGGGCACCCCGGACGACCTCGACGAGCGAGGCCGAACGTGTTTCGCTCGGGATGGCGGAACAAATTATTCTCGACCTAATCGACCTCGGCGAGCCCGAGTTCACGGGTGATCTATTAGATTACCAAACGTGCGCCCGGTATCTCGACCAAAGAGGAAAACGCCTGTCGCCGTTCGGATTATCACAACTATTAAACCGCCTCGGGTACGCCCCACACCCCGTTTTGGAGGCGAGCGAGGGTCGTGTCCGGATTGCAGGGCAACGGCGGCGAATTTACTCGAAACGGGGGAGCCTAATAAACACAAACATCGAGACCGTCGAGGATTTGCGACGGTATTGGGCGACCTGCAAAAACGCCGCCCTATCATGCGAGGATTAAATGACGACAACGACAAAAGACAAATTGATAATTATGGCATGTATTTGGGTGCTACTGTTTTTAATCATTGCCAAACTATGCGAGGCGTCCGAGCCGCCCGGGCCGCGTGACCGCGTCGATTTGGCCCTATGGCTCGCGAGGGCGTGTATTGGTGAGGCGGGATGGCGCTCGGCTGAAACCGGGGAATGCGCCGCCATCGCCCACGTTTTCCACAAACGATCCTATATGGCGCCCGGGCGTGACTATTTTACGGCCATGCGAGACTATAGCGCGGCGCTCCGTGTCGGTCTCAAAACGCGGCCGTGGCTCCGCAATTTACGACGCGACGGGCGGCGGCCGAGGTTACTCGAGGGTCAAATATATTGGGGCAAACATCGCGCCCTTTGGCTCAAAACGCTCGAGCTCGCCGACCGGTTTTTTAGGGGCAGGATACCCGACCCCACGCCCGAGGCGCTACATTTCGGCGGATTAATGGACGTTAAAAACATGGATCCCGATCAATGGGCGATAATTAACGTTAATTTTAAAAATAAATTTTGGCGTAAAAAAATATAAAATTCACATTATTGTTATTTGTGGCGCCCTGCCCGTCCCGAACTAGTCCGGGACACCTATCCGGGACACGGTCCGGGACACACCTAAATATACAGAATTGTTACATTTTTAGCGTTTTGTCCCGGTGTCCCGGACTCGTTTCACTCCCCCGCTATATATTCGCTAATTAACGATCTATAATTTACCGTTAATTATTTACCGTTTTTTACCTTCTACTTACTTCTTCTTCGGGACTTCGGGACAAAGGAGGAGAAGTAGTAGTAATAAGGGACACTTAGGGGTGTCCCGAACTTTGTCCCGAACCGTGCCGTGTCCCGGACCTTCGGGACACTAGGCAGCCGCGTGACTTTAGTGATACAATCGGGGGCATGGATTTTGATTTTGACACGGACAGCGTTGAAAACCTCGAGCGTGACTTGCGGTACGTCGCCGAACAAACGTTTCCCAGGGTCGTACAATACACGCTCAATCGGGCGGCGTTCGGTGCGCGTAAACGGATTCAGGCCGAGCTCAAAAACAAAATGGAGCTCCGCAACAAATGGACGGCGGGGTCAATACAGTACAGGCAGGCGCAAAGGGGCCGTATTGACGGCATGGCGTCCGAGGTCGGCAGCGCGGCCGAGTATATGCGTCGACAAGAGTCGGGCTTTACCGAGCGCGCGGGGGGCCGCTGGGGTGTGCCTATACCGACGTCGTACGCGGCGGGTCAAGAGGGGGCGCAACCTCGAACCAAATTGGTTCGCAAGGCAAACCGATTGCAACGCATTAAATTAAAAACCAAATGGCGAGGTGTGACCATAGGGGCAGGGTATGGCGCCAAGGGCGGCACACGAAAGGCCCGGACCGATAAACAAAGAAATGTTCGCTCGGTTCAAATTGCGGTAACTAGTGGGGCTCGATTCATTTTCCTGAAATTCCCACGTCGTCGAGGTATTTTCCGAGTCGTCGGAGGGCGTAAGAAATTTAAAAAGGGGTGGCCCGATGGCGCAAAGTTGAAAATGGTTTACGACTTGACCTCGAGGTCGGTCACAGTACGGCCCCACCCGTGGCTCGAGCCCGAGGTCGAAAAGACTATCGGCGACCTGCCCAAAATTTACCGCCGCGTGTTGCTCCGTGAGTTAAAGCGCCTCGGAGTAGGTCTGTAATAAATCGTAAATTATCGAAACCGTTGCGTTAATTAAAAACTGTACCATTTTGGTATAGCTTGGCGCATCGAAACATAAAATCATATTCTGTAACAATTTCAACCAGTTACAGCGCACTATACCAAAATGGTATACCAAAAAGGTACTGTGCAGTGGGGGTGTAATCGGGTGCCGTTTTGTTTCGCGCCA